ACACTATAGGAGCGGGGACTTCTCTGTCAATATCTCGAGTCTCCTCTTTAAGCTCGTTAATGTATTTCATACTTATCAAAGATATGGAAAACAGACCAGCTGATGTGTTAGCCACGATCATCGGGATGACTTTAAAATATATGGAGTACACCAGACCCATCACACTCGCTAATAAATTTATACACAAAAAGGTGTAATTGATTGCGCGTGTGTCTTTTGTTTTGTGGACATGGACAACTTGTGGGACAAACATGATCGTGATGAGAATAGAACTCACCAACCCGATAGGGTTGATTATATCGTCCATGGATTAATTTAAAATGTAATGTTTAAGTAGGTATGATATCGTTCTTAATTTTGATTATCGTCAGTTTGTACATCTTGGCTGGGATGAACCCAAAGTATCAGTATAAGTGCTTCCTCTTGACGATGAAAAAGGAAAAGTTGAGACAGGAACGATTCTTCAAAAATCATGATTCGAGTATACCGATTGAGGTTATATACGGACCCGACACGAGAGATATCGAGACAGCGAGAGAATACGAAGACAAGATCGACCCAAAGTATTTCAAAAAAGCGATTGAGATGCATTACAACGCAGAAGTTCAGAGACCCGACATTACGTATTTCAACATGGGTGCTATCGGTTGTTTCATGGGGCACATGGAATTTTACGACAGGTGTTTTGATCAAGGTTTGAAGTACGCAGTCATCTTTGAAGATAACGTAATTGTGAAATCAAAAGAACTTTATACACAAATTCAAGATGTCATCGACAAAAAGGGTGACGACTTCGAGATGTGCTTCTTTCACTGTCTGTCTAGACTTCCTTATCACAACGAAGAAACTGAAATAGAACAAGTGAAATGGATATCAAGCACAAAGTGTTACCTAGTTCACGTGCCTAATATGAAGAAGTATGTCAAATACTTCTACCCCATGGATAACCATGTGGATATGAAGCACGAAGACCTCATAGCTGAAGGTGCTAGAGTCTTCTACAAGGATCTAAGAAACTATATGCGAATAGATAGGTCTCACAAGAGCACAATAGGACACAGGGATCATGGACAAGAAAATTTTATTTCAAGACAACATAAAAACGCTACCGTGCAAGACGTCAAGTGGGGGTATTAAACCATCACAAACTTCCTCGCAAAATCCATATATTTTGCTTTCCAACCAGACGTCCTAGATGTGTTCGGAAAGTTGTGGTTGATGGTCACATTACGTCCATCACGAAGTTTTATTTTGATACTGAACGCTGCAAACTTACACATGGGAAGTGCTCTGAATACGTCCCGCATGACATGGTTTGCGTCAACATGTGGCATGTAGATCTGGAGGCTTGCGTTGTCAATGAAGTCACTCCACTTCGTATCGGTTCCGTCTGAGCAACCGAGGAAGTCGTGAGGCTTCCAATGTTTGGGGACGTCTGTTGGTTTAATACTCACATTAAAATGGTCGAGGAGATCATTCGTGTAAAGACTTTGAAACACAGTCCTCCTCAGCTTATCGAAAGTGACACTCTCGTCAAGGACTGTGGAATTGTCATCGAGAATAACCATATATAAATTTGTTACTTTCGCGTGCGTGTAATCGATGGCACGAAGATCCTCACTGGTAGCGGTGATTTGGCCGATCATTTTTTAGATTTGAATACCTTTACTAATAGTAACCCCAACTTAGGTTTGTGAAATACAACTTTTACAATGAGGACAATCATTCTAAAAGCTGTTCCTAACGGGGCTCGAACCCGTGACCTTGGCGTTATAAGCACCACGCTCTAACCAACTGAGCTATAAGAACGGTGCAAATCGGTTATGTTACTAACCCATTGTATAACGGTGGGACTCACCCACGTGGAACTTACGTTGGTAAACTTTAAGCCACATTAAAGATTTGGTGTGCATCATGTATATGGCTCGCACGACTACGACTGTGAGACCTCCGTGGGATCTGATTGAAAAGGCTTGTAAGCATGCGGCTCAGAACAACGACGATCCAACACGTGAATACATCCAAAACTTCCTGTCAAAGAACTACAATTATGATTGCAAACCGGCTATTAACAGGGGTCTGCACTTGGGTGTGCTAGATGGTATTTACGAACAAATTGGAGACTCGTTCTACATTAAATCATCTTCCTAGGCATCGTCATTTGGGGAATCATAGGAACCTTGGGCTTCGCGGGTTTGTCAAAAAACAGGGACAGTATTTCAGCGATGAGAATAAACTGGTGAGACATCACAGCCATCTTCGCTAAATCGGTACCAGGGCCATAATCACCATACCCAACTGTGCTCATCGTCGTGAAACTGAAGTAAAAAGGATCTATCCAACTGGAGAACCCGAACGCGTTTTTGTTAGTTTTGTCAAGTATCATGTAGATGACGCCGTATATGATTGTCGTGACTAAGAATGCGACAATTTTCATAGACATTTATGATATACTGAGAAAATTTATACCGACTCGACCCTCTGTAATTCATCAACCTCTAAATCTCTACTCCTTCTTCTATTCGAAGTGATGTTTTGGAAAGCACCTAACCATCTGGAAACAGCGTGTTTGGATCCTGATAATGAGGCTGCGTCATCACTGACAACGATACTCAACCCATTACACACGTCAGGTTTATTTTCTTTATCTGGAAATTGAATAAGAAATGCCTGAATCGATATAGCCGGTATATCAGGTGCGTCATCAAGTAATTTGTCATATTCTTCACGTGACTTCATGATAAATTCTACAACATCACCACGGTGTTTAATATCCAAAGATAACTCCATATCGATACTCCTGTAAAATTTAGACCATTGAACACACATAGCCGAATGTGCCTCAGAAAGAGGAAGACTTTGACTAAACTTACTTATGGAACTGAGGATTCCACCAAGGACATTCAAAAATGCAAAGAAATACTGGATGATCATGATATTGTCTCTCGTATTCGGTGAAGAACCTTCATTTCCACTAGGATTAAGAACAGCAAAGCCACCAACACCCGTTATCGAGGCTATAATAATTGACGGGTATGCCAACCAGTCATTCTGTTTCTTATAAAATAGACGAGCATGATTATGTAGCCATCTATAGCCAGCTGCCTTCTCCGCCCATTTTATAAGTAACTTTTCTTGTTTTTCACACCATTCACAGTGATCGTCTTGTTTTTGAACACTCATGGACCTATCTTACCGTGACAAATTTTTCGCACACTCCCTGGCTAGTTTATCGACAGCTTCATTCTGGGGATTTCCATTGTGGGCTTTCACCCATCTCCACTCAATCATGGTTAGTTCCTGTCTCAAATCGTCCATCTTCACCCATAACTCCTTATTTTTCACATCTGCACCACTAGCAGTCTTCCACCCATTCTTCTTCCAATTGTGTATCCAGCTCGTTATTCCGTTTTTTACGTAGTTGCTATCAGTAATTATACACACGTGTAGCTTTCCCATCCACAAACATTGCTCGAGAGCTTTAATTATAGCTGTCATCTCCATTACGTTATTGGTCGTGTTGGGTTGAGCCCCACACAATTTGAAATCTGTGGATATGGCACCCCATCCACCACGTCCAGGGTTTCCTAAACAACTACCATCTGTGTGTACTTCATACATGATTACTTATTGCCCCTATCCTTTATCTCATATTCTAAAGCTTTTTTAGGAGTTTTGCATATAGTATCCCCGCAGTGATCTCTATTTTGGTATACAGAGTTAATAGAGGTTGAAATTTCATCACACGATTTTAGATTCCAACGACCCAGTATAGGTTTTTCAACTTTAGTAAGAATGTCAAAAATTTTACGCAACATGTTTCTGTTTTGTCTTTTGTGTTTAAGTCATTTGTACCTTGCACCGAGCTGTACACCCTTGGGGAAAGCGTACAGAAAACGTGCTAAAAACCACATATTCGTGCACACGACGTCGAGTACGACACCATAGTCGTGCGCCACGACGTTTCTCTCAAAACTCACACTTTTAGAGGGGGGTGCACACTTTCTCAAAACCAGGTCAACAACGGCTTACTCAGCGGGGGTGCAGCCTGTCAATATGTCTCCCATGACAAAAAGGTTCTTTGACATGTATCCAGGTATGGAATCCCGGGTGAAAATGCGGGGCTCATACTACTCAGAACCTGAGAATAAAGAAATCTGGGACGTTGGTTTCGAATCGAATGAAGAGGAATGTCTTCTCCGATGGTCACGGCTTGTGAAACGCCTAATGAAAAAGACTCACCCCACTGTGGAAGAAGTCACACAATCCAAGAAACGCACCATCTGGACCACAGAGAGCACCAAACCAAAAAGCAAGATGAACATGAACAAGAAGAAACTCCGTGTCGAAGGGTGGAGGGACTGTAAGAGGGACGATCATTTTTAAATAGCGCAGTGCACGATATTTAAAAAGGATTTTTAATGATATTTACTAAAATACTTCAAGTGAGCGTTTAGTTGGAGAAAGCGAGTCCGCCCATACCCGACTGGATGCGGAGGACGTTGTAGTTGGTCGCGAACATGTGGAGGTTGGTCGCGGCACCCGCGGACGCAGTGGTGATAGCAACCTGCGCGTTGTCGATGCGGGAGAAGTTGCAGGTGCCAGTGGGCTGGTGCTCCTCGGGCTTGAGCGCGAAGGAGTACGAGTAGACACCGGGGAAGGGGCAACCGGAATGGTGGTTGAAGGGCTGCACCTGGTTGAAATACTTGCCACCCTGCTCCTTGAAGCGGTCCTGGCCGTTGAGAACGAGCTTGAAAGTGGTCATCGCACCCTGGGCCTCCTCGGTCCACGCCTGGCGGTCAGCGTGACCCGCGGTGGCGACAACGGGGGCACCGGTCGCGGCGGAGATGGGAAGCGCCTGATCACCGATGGTGGTGGTGATATCCGAGGGACCGGCCTTAAGGGCGATCGCGTCCGCGACACCGGCGGCCTTACCGAAGTTCCAGAGGCCATCGGCGCCCGAACCGGCAAGGCACCACACGAGCTCCTTGACGGGGTGGTTGTAGGAGAGGCGGATCTGCTTGGTGCCGGTGGCATCAACGGTGTCAACACCAGTGTGCTGGACCTGCTCGATCAGGTACTCGTGGCCCTTCTGCGCAAATCTCCTACGCTCCTCGGTGTCGAGGTAGATGTAGTTAGCCCACACCTTGAAGACACCCTTGTTGAGGTAGGTCTCCATGTCCGAGGCGAGGTCGAAATCGATGCGGACCTCGTGGTATTGGAGCGCGATGAGGGGGAGGTAGAGACCGGGGTTGCGGTTGAAGAAGAACATGAGGGGGAGGAAGACGGTCTTGCCATCCTCGGCGGTGGTGAGCTTACCGTAAGTGGCCTTCTTGGCCTCGTCGAGGTGAAGCTCGGTGTAGAGGCGCCACCACTTCTGGTATTGCTTGTCTACACGCTGACCACCGATGGAAAGCTCGATGGAGGCGATCGCACGCTCGGCGACCCAGCAAGCAGCCGAGGAGCCAGCAGCCGCCTCAGACTCGAG